GTGATACTCTATCGGACGCATCCGATAAATCGATAGTCGAATACTTGCCATCAATACTTGATTGGCGAGCTAGAAGTCGATTTATAGTCTGGTCAGAAAAGTTTATCTGACCAGCGGTGTGATGGTGGTTCTCAAGGACCCTATATAACTTCCTCATGATCCCTAACTGAATAAAAAGCAATTCAGCGGGTTCACAGGAAATTATACGTGGGCCACGAGAGTCCTTAGGCACTAAAACAACACGTGCCATGGGGACCGAGTCTGTTGACTTCTCCAACTTCTCCAACTCATCAGAAAGATGAGTCAGAGAATAGAAGAAGTAATCAGAGTAGGAATAAACATTATCTAACTTAGAGAAATATCTAAGTAGATGATACTTATCCCAATTAGCCGTCCGGCAGGCGGTTGCACCGCTGCCGTGGCAAGGACGGATGTCTAAAGGATCCTCTTTCCAGAGAATCTTCTCGATCATCCGTCTCATGTCAGCGATTAGTGAGAGAGCCTCTTCTCGAGACTCTTCACTATCGCCAAAGCCAAGGCTTGCATCAGTAGTCTTAAACTGATCCAAATACTTGGCAACGGTATCTCTGTCATACTCTACCTCCAGTTTATAGAAGATGAGCGTCATTTGACGCACAACATCTACGGCAAGAGAACTTCCTTTTAACGCCAACCTGACAGCGACCCCTAAAAATAGGGGAATGCCATCCCCATCTGATTGGAAATCAGATGGAGGTTCCCATAGTGTTGTACTATGGAAATTGTCAAGCGCCTTCCCTATCTTGGGCAAGGTGATCGTTAGAAAAGAAAGACCCTCATGTTCCAGTCTCTCACTGAACGTCTTAATATCACGTTCAGATATGAAACTGGCATAGCGCTGGTTTTTCGCTAGGTTCACCCACAAAGAGTGAAGGCTTTTCAGGTTACCCATTAACATGGACTACCTCCGAGAAGCATCCCTAGGAAAACTCAGGGCACACCACCTAAAGCTTGCTGCATAAGCCAGCGCTAGGCCGCTATATACTCCCGGACCGCAAGGTTTAGACCTCGCCGTTCAGGATTTTGACCACATTCGCATTACCACCGGCCGTGAGGAAATCGACAAGTCGATTCACACAGTCGATGATCATTTGATTTGTGATCGCAGTGCTCGAAGGGTTCACGATAACAGCGTAAACGCTGCCCGTGGCCGGCATAAGATTTACGTCGACGGCCGTAAGGTCTTCGCGTATCATATGCCTACCTTCTCCTCCTTTCCCAGTATCATGAGATACCTTTAGAACATTCGCAACTGGCGGGTTTAAGCCCGCCACCGAATATTCTGAGGAACCCAGTGAAGACCC